AAAGGAGAAAGGGCAGCGACAACATCGCCCATTTCACCGGCTTTCAAACCAGCTTTGAAACCTGTTCCAAACTTACCGCCTTCTTTGACAGCCCCGATACCGCCGCCGATGCCTTTAACAACGCCCGCAGTCAATCCGGCTAAAGCTGCAGATTTAAACGCATCTTTCAGGTTGCCGCCTTGAATTAAAGTACCCAAGCCACTACCTAATGTAGCTGCCAGTATAGGACCCACGCCCGGTATAAAGTTTAAGGCGATAGGCAAAATAACTTTGATCGCTTTTTTAAGAAACTTACCCAGTTTTTTGAACAGTTTTTTAATGAAAAACTCAGGTTGTCCTGTAACTGGGTTTATTGAATTCAGTTCGTTACCAACAACATAACGCTCTGGCTCAAGGCCCATGTCGCGCATTTGTCGGTATATGTTCTCTTTGAGTATGGGATTCTTGCGGAAGACCTCCATCGGGATAACCGTTTCGCCTTCTGCAGCGTGGACCATGTATTCGTCTTCATGGCGTCCGTATTCAGCAAGCTTGTCCGCTACTTGCTTAACCGATGCAATACCACCAGAGGGTAATTCATCGTCGTCATCGTCAGCAAACATACCCTCTCGGGCTGTTAGAAAAGTTGCAATCCCACCCGCAGGTATCTCGACAGGTTCTATGTCATCAAAGTCTTCGAACTCGTCGTATTTTAAAGCTGCTTCTGCCATCTTTTGTTATACGCCCTCTCTATAATGTCACAACTATTGAACCGCCAGTGATCACCTGAACAGTTCCTATGCCACCTGTGGCGCTTAACCCCGACGTAGACGGAGAAGATAGTTCGACCCAAGCCGATCCAGTGTACACCTGCAAAGACCCGACAGTCGTATTCCAGATTACATCTCCCGCCTGAAACTTGAATTCATCAAGTTCTGCAGCCGTAAACTGCGGAGTAGAATCCGGATCAAAAGAGTCTAAACTTATTTCCAGTAAACGTACAGTCCGATTGAACGTTTCTGGGGGCACATTTTCCCCTACAACGAAGGGTAATCGGCCCTGTAAAAGCTTGCTCATCTGCGGCCGTTAGGCTGTAAATCTAACCGGGTAGCGCCAACCCTGAAACCAACTCCTGTTCTCAAAGAAGAATTAGCATCATCGTCTGATTCAAACCGCAAAGAAGCTTGTCTAGCACGAGCCCGCATGTCTATTTTTGTCGTAGAAGCGGTAAAACTTGTTGTTTGGTCCGTGCTCAACGAATCGCCCGGATAATTACGTTGTTTAAGCACCACGTTAATTTGTTGGTCACTGTTGCTGCCGGTAAACTTTACATCAGGAATCATGCGGCGAATAAACTGAAACTGTTCGCCGTCTCCAATGTCAAAGTCGGCAGACTCAATGTACACGTTATCCATAGGAGATCCGTCGTTATCGTTCCCCGTCTCGTGTTGGTACAGATAAGGGGTAGAACTGTCTTTACCCGCAGCCCGTGGGAACGAAACAATCCCCTCGTCCAACCACGCGGTGCGTTCTAACAGACCAATTGCCCAGGATTGCTCTACATAGTTGTAAGTGACGTAGCGGTCTGGGGTGGTACAACCCGTACCACAATAAAACCAACCGACTTCGTTGTATTGTTTATTAAGAAAACCAAAAAACTGATAGGCTTGGCCCTCTTCCATGTTGTCAAACACGTAAGAATGAACACTGCACGGCACAGGACTCACTGCCCCGGTATATGTGTAGAATCCTTTTTTATCCATCCAGAACACCCCTGCTGGAGTGTTAACCATTGCGTTGGGTCCAATTAAACTAACGCCCTCGTTAATCAAATTCAAACCAAACGTAAGCGGAGGACCCACAAACTGTAAACTATAAAGAGCCACGTCTGTCCAGATCAGGGTTTCCTGACGGGCTCGCAGTCCCCCAATAATTTCAGAACCTGCAGAACACCTCAATGAACCCGCAGTATTGTCTGACCTCGGCTCCCATTCTGCGGCGTTTTCCTGATCAGAAAAAGCAATAAGCAAGGGATCGATGGCCCCCGTCCTAGCCGTACCAGCGTCGTTAATAGGGTCTGAACCCAACACAATGACGTGGCGATCAACATCAGATACTAAAACCTGCAGACCTTTAGTAGGCGCAAAATTAGCTCCAGTCAGTGCCGTTAAAGCCACTGCGCGGGAACTTAAACCATCGGTTTTGTCCCAGTAAAAAACGCTGCCGGCGCGAGCACAAGACAACAAGTCTTCTCCAAAGCTATCCAGTGACCACAGACGCAACTGGTTGAGGTTACTTAATGAACTGGTAGAGCCCCATGTGCCTCCGCCCCATGTGCCAGCACCCCATCCTGTACCATCAACAAAGACATCCAGACCTACGTTTATTTGATACGCGCCGACAGTAGACCCGCCACCATTGCCGCTGTCACTAGCATTCGCCGTGACTGTATCACCGCTCGTGTCTTTTGCTGTAATAGTATAAGTGCTAGTAGAAGGAACCGTAGCTATTTCATACTCTTGATTCAAAACCGCTGCTATAACGTTACCGCCTAAAGACGCTGCGCCTGAAAAAGTAACAAAGTCGCCTTGTGACGCTCCATGAGCAGTATCCGTAACTGTGATAGTGCTTGACCCGTTGGTCGCGGCAAAAGTTACGTCACCCGCACTGGTGGTGCTTCGAAGTGGTGTAATGTCATTAAAATTGGTGCCTTCCTGTATGTAAAGCTTGGTCCGTGTGCCAAGAGCTAAAAGCTTTGTTCCGTCTAAATCAACCCAACCTAATAATTTTCGGCCGGTTCCGTTATAAGAGGTTTGAACTACTTTAGACCACCCGCCTATCTTTTCAGGAAATCCTTTACGAAAACGAACCAGATTGCCGTCAAACCACCCGCCCTCTGCACTGTAATCAGTGCCTTCTTTGTTGATTCCAGGGTTAAATAAAAACTTTTGTAAAGCCATTACGCTTGCTTCCAGTCAAGGTTTTCAAACATCAACGCCTCTGCTGTGCGTCTACGAACCAGCCCTTCCAGCACTTGGCCGCCCGCACGGTTCCAACGTTTCATTTCGCTGGGAACACGGTCAAACTGGCCGCCGTTTAGCACTTTTAGCATCGTGCTTTCGCCAAGGTTAGTTGGCCCAAGATTGTAGACCCAAGCAACAAGCGCATCGAACTCGTGCTGCTCCAGATCAACCTTGACCATGTTGTTGATGTACCCCTCGTACTCGTCCATTTCGTCTGCAAGCATGGTTTCAGCGTCGTCGATAGAGCAGGTTTGACCTTCTTCCACACCTTTGGTATGCCCATAACCAATGGTCCATACACCAACACTGTCTTGATAGGCGGTGGTTTCGCAACCTTCAAAATGCTTTATAAGTTCTAACCCTTCGCTACTGATCTTCATTAGACACCTCTTCGTCTAAGTCTCGGTAATATTTTAAGATACTAAGCACCTGTCGCAAATACCTTTTTACTTCCGCCATGTTGGTAGAAAGGTTTTCATAACCCTTGGTTGTAAGGGCGTACCAGACATTTGTAGGCGCGTTACCTTCGTTTAAATCATCAAGATAGGTTTGCATGAGTTCCGGGTTCAATACTGTCCACTCTACCGGCACCGGGAGCAGAAGTATTAGTAACAGGCTTAGTTTCATCAAATTGATACGGATCGGTGATTGTTTGAAGGTCATTTAACACCTGTTTTGTGCCTTTATTTATAATGTTTTCAATAAGTTTAGGCTTCCTGACTGACAGCACATCGAGTGAGTGCCGAGAAAACTTTTTTCTGATATCTGTGACCTCGTTTTGCGCTTCCATGTTTTCTTTCTGTAGCCGTTCTACTTGCGCAAGCATAAGGTCATGGTTCGCAATAGTTTGTTTCAGATTGTCATTTTGTTCTTCAATCGTGCTTTCGAGCGTTTTTTGGTTTTGAATTGATTGTTCAAGCTTTATTTGAAACGCATCCAGTTCAGCTTGTGATTTGTCATAGTAAAGTTTAAACGCCCCAAGGGTAAACGCCAAAACCAACCCTAATCCCGCACTAATTTGCCACATAATTCACTCTTGATTGTGGGTTTTTAATTGTTGTTGTCGAATCCGCTCTTCAATTTTTTTTTACTTTCGGTTTTTTGCTGTGCTTGTTTCGCCATAATTATATTAATATATCAATCATTTAAAGATTAATATAACCCCTCCGATCAAAATAAATGCACACAACAGGCCAATTGCCGTAACGCCCATTATAACCCAAATTTGTTGGATCATTTTTTTCCTAGCAGCAGCTCTAGCTTTTATCGCTTCCATTTGCTTTTTATGATTGGCTTTTTGTCTTGCCTTAGCGTCTTCCCATCGTTGCAACAAAGCTGGGTCATGGATAACCAACATATCGTGGAGAGACTTTTCCCATTGATCTCTTCTATGTTTAATTGATTCCAATTTTAAAAGCTCCTGTGAGCTAAGGTTATTAATTATCGAGTCTTTCTTTTCACGCTCAAAAGCATCCAACGCATCAGAAAACCCTTGCATTAATTCGACAGCTTTGCTGGCCCCATCGCCGACCTCGTTCAGTTTGTTAATAGCGGTGCTGATGGTGCTGAGGATTGCACCGGCTGCTGCGACGGATTCTATAATCATGGTAAACCTCTACGGTTTACGTGACATATAGGCCGTAGCGCCGAAGTATAGACCTATGATGCTGGCTTGACTAAGGAACAGCATATCACTTAGAGAAGACAAGGTTGAAAGACGTTCTTCTGGTACAAAAGGCAACAAAGGCAGTAGTGAATACAAAACCATTGAAGACATTGCAACCCACGCAATCCTGCGCTGGCTATCTTGCTTTTCTTCTCGGAGATCTAATTCTAACATTTGTGTAGCACGTTCTAGTTCCTCGTCACTGACCGTGCCATCTTGGTCAATATCGTATTTAGCCCAAACTGAGTTTTCTTGTAGCTTTTTAGGCATTTTCTTTTAACCGTTGCTGTCGATAAAACTCAATGTACTCGTCCCATCGAGCAAACCGTTTTTCCTCATGGATATAAAATAAACCGCTATATATGCTCATCGTCAATCCCAAAACTTTTGGTTAGCCCCGGCCATCACTGGTTTGCAGTATGCCGTAATATTATTTTGTTTAACACCGCCTCTGCAACGAACATCTCTGCAATTATGTTCAATCCAGTACGCAAATTGCTGGCAACGATGGATGTCTCGAAACAACATCTGATCTGACCCCTGGGTCACATTGCCCTCTATAACTGTAATCAGCATAAAGGCTAGTATTGTGCCTTTCATTCATAAAAACTTAGAAGCTACTATAGTTACGATCATAAAGGGATACACACCCCACAGTAACATTTCTAGCTTCTTAAACTTTTCCGATCCTTCTTCAAGCCTTTTTTCAATGTACTCGTACCGCAAAGCACATTCTCTTTCATGCGCTTTTAGTTCTGTACGTCTTATGTACATCTCCTCCAGCGAGTCAGACATTAATCAGACCTTTTAACAAACTTAATCGGGTTAGTCGTAGATCCTTCTTTCGCCTTACCAATATTTAACGCTGCAATTTCGATAATCTTATATAGCCTTCCAATCAACGCATCATCTTTAGGAGTT